TCAACGAAGATGCGGGTGCGGATGAATTGATGAAGTTCGTGAAGTTGTTGGAAGAGAAACTTAAAACCGCACAAGCGTGAGGAATATGGGGCTACGAGTGAACTGCGGTGATGTTCTCCGCATGAGCGTGAGGAGTTTTTATGAACTGCGATGACATCATCCGCATGGCTCGGGGGGTAAAAAAATGAAACTCGACAACATACCCATGCAGAACAAGGCGCGGGATAAAGCGTGGGAGGCGTTCATCAAACGCAAGGATGTTAAGGCGTTCATGAAAGGTATGAGTGACTTGGATTTCCCGCTAGATGGTTCCTATCAGCTGTGGTGTATGGCGTGGGAGAAGGCGTGGGATGCGGGGTTCAAGGACGGGTGGGACTCAGGATTGGCAGTCGAACGCGAGGCGTGTGCGCGGGTGTGTGATGAATGAAGTGATGCTGATGGATTTGAGGGTGGTTATGCAGATGCCTGCGCCGCAGCCATCCGAGCGAGGGGTGAGTGATGAAACTCTATGACGTACCACGTAACACCCGCATCAGAACGTTAACCGAAGAAAAGTTTGAATTGAACTTTCACCACATTGACGGTGCATATAGTTACTGTGAGGATGACGAAGGGCATGTGTACCACATCGCAGCATGGACCGAAGTTGAGATTGTTAACCAAGGAGAATGAGGTGGGCATAATCATGGAACACAACAAAGTGTTAGTAGAACTGGAGTGGGAACAGATTGATGCAATCATGGAGCGCGAACTGCGCGAACACGTCATCATGATTCATAAAGAAATGCAGGGCGGGATTTACGTTCACCCTGATGATGAGGCTTACAACCACGTATTATTCCCTGCGCTGTGCGTAGTACATAAGCATTGGGCGGGTGAAGACGAAAGCATGAAGCTGATGGAAGAACTTGGTCTAGGGTATGGTGATGAAACTACAACTGATTAAGTTTCACGAAGACACTGGCATCTGCGAGTTGGATATTGATGAAGAAGGCAAGCAGATGTTGCTAGAAAAAGGATTCAACGCACTTCTTTGGGAAGTTCTAAAAGAACTGGAGACCAAGCATGAACGAAAAAAGGACCAAAGCGTTTAATGAGTGGTGGTTGTTTCACGCCACTGAAGATGGGCGCATGACTCCTAGTTCTATCTGGGATGCCGCGTGTGACTGGATGAAGGAGGAAATAATTTGGGAGTTGGAGCGGGAGGCAGAAAGGATTCGGAATGACCGAGAAGGTTGACCATCCCCCGCACTACACGGCGGGTAAGGTCGAGTGCATTGACGCGCTTGAAGCTGCTACGATTGGGCTACATGGAATCGAAGCTGTATGTACTGCTAACGCAATCAAATACTTGTGGAGATGGAAGCACAAGAATGGGCTAGAAGATTTGAGCAAAGCAAAGTGGTACATCAACAAACTAGCAAAGCACTTGACGGAGCAACATGATAAACATGCAGATGAATAAAGTTGAGTTTCTGTTTTCAGAAATTCCCCCTTCTGAAGAAGCTATCGTTATTTGTTTTGCTGATGACGGTATGATGTCTTTGCATTCAACTATTAGCAAAGGTCCTGACATCTTGTGGGCGCTTGAGTTGGCAAAGGCGCAAGTGCTAGAGATGGGGCAACCGGAGGATGCATGAAGCTTAAAGACTTTATCGGCGACCTGTGGCTATCATTTGGGGTGCTAGGTATGGCTATCGGTTTAGCTACGCCGATAATTTTTATCTGCTATTTACTTTGGAGTTGGCTAGTATGAATGACTTTATGCAGCGGCAATTTGATATCAGCCAAGAACTTATTCGGTTGATGAACCGGGAGCATGAACAACGAAGCCGGATGCTTGAGATGTACGAGCAACAACTGCAAGAGAAAGACAAACAGATTGCCAAACTTAAAGCCACCGTGGAGGCGCTAGAAGTCTTAGTGAAAAAATAATGGGGCCTTGGATTTGGTTTAACTTGCTTTTGTTTTCTAACGGTCATTGGATTTATATTGACGCACGAGAAACCTTAGAAGAGTGTGTAGATTTACGAACCTTGCACGAACAAACCAACCCCGGTAATTACTATTGCTTCCCCGCCAACGTACTGAAAACAGAAAATGAGTTTTACGCCAGAAGCCAAAGTTAAAAAGAAAGTTGTAGCACTAATCAAAGCATCGGGTGCGTACTATTTTTTCCCGGTCATGAATGGGTACGGCAGAGTCGGAATCCCTGATATAATCGTCTGTCATCGTGGCTACTTCGTGGCTATCGAATGTAAGGCAGGCAGCAACAAGCCGACAGAACTACAACAAAAAGAAATGGAAAGCATCCGGTCAGCAGGTGGGGCGGTGCTTGTTGTCAACGAAGACAACACTGAAGACGTTACAAAAGTCTTGGAGAGTATAGATGTCTTGCCCTTACGAGAGGCTGTTAGTACTTGATTTTGAAACATACTTTAATAGCAAGACCTTTACATTAAAGAAACTTACAACCGAGCAATACATTCGCAGCCCTGACTTCAAGGTGCATGGCGCGTGTGTGAAAGATTTTGCATCGAGCGCACCCTCCGCATGGTACCGCCATGAGGAAGCCATTGAGTTTTTTGCAGGCGTGGATTGGGAAGTCACCGCTGTGCTAGCGCACAACGCTCAGTTCGATGTAGCCATACTGTCTTGGTACTACGGGTGTAAGCCTGCCTTTATCTTTGATTCACTCAGCATGGCGCGAGCGTTGTTCGGTACAGAGCAGGGCAACTCCCTCGCTGCGCTAGCCACAAGGTTCGGTCTGCCCGAGAAAGGCAAGGCGCTGATGAACGTGGACGGGGTGCGCAACATAAAACCCGAACAGGAGAAAGAACTAGCAGAGTACTGCGCCCACGACACGTGGTTATGTGAACAGATATTCGACAAGATGCGTGATGGGTTCCCGACCAAAGAACTCAGGCTCATCGACCTGACGTTGAAGATGTACACCAACCCTATGCTTGAGCTTGACCCAGAGCTTCTCACCAATGCGGTGACAGAAGAAGAATATCGTAGGAGAACACTGCTTACAAAGCTAGGCATCGACGAGAAAGACTTAGCAAGTAACCCAAAGTTTGCAGAGTTTCTCCGTGGCATGGGCGTTGAACCCCCGATGAAGAACAAGAAGCCCACGGTCAAGACACCCAACCCAGTAGGAAAAACCTTAGCCCTAGCCAAGAACGACGCGGGGTTCCAAGCGCTGCTCAACTCAGAGAACGAAGACATCGCCGCCCTGTGCGAAGCCAGACTAATTGTTAAGAGTACGCTTGAGCGCACACGTGCGCAGAGGTTCATTGATATAGCCACACGGGGGACGCTGCCTGTTCCGCTTAACTACTACGGCGCACACACCGGACGATGGTCAGCGTCTAGGGGCAGCGGCATCAACCTCCAGAACCTCAAGCGTGGCAGCGCACTACGCAGGGCAATCATGGCACCGGAGGGATACAAATTAGTTGTTTGTGACTTGTCCCAGATTGAGCCACGTGTACTTGCGTACCTTGCTGACGACATTCAGATGCTAGAGATTTTCCGTTCGGGTGAAGACCCGTACGCTGCATTCGGGGCGCAGATGTTTGGCATACCCAACATGACAAAGCACTCTCATCCCGACCTTCGACAGTCTGCTAAGTCGGCGTTGCTTGGTGCGGGGTACGGTCTTGGGTGGGCATCGTTCGCGGCACAACTGCTTACTGGTTTCCTTGGCGCACCGCCAATCAGATACGATGTAGGGTTTGCCAAGCAGGTTGGTGTGGACACAGAGGACTTTGAACTTTTTACTACCGACCTGTCGCTCATGGCACGGATGCTTGAGATACCGCACACCTGTAGTAAGAAAGAGTTATTGATTCACGCCCTGTGTTCCAAAAAGATTATCGACAAGTACCGAACAGCGTCCTCACAAGTAGTTTCTTTTTGGGAGTTATGTAACGGGGCGATGGTCAAGAACATGTACAGCGATAAAGAATATACGCACAAGTGCTTGACGTTTAAGAAGGAAGCGATTGAGTTGCCAAGCGGGTTGTGTTTGCGGTATCCTGATTTGAAGTCCGTGACCGAAGAGAAGCGCAAACATTGGGTGTACGGACCCAACAGTACTAAGTTGTATGGCGGGAAGCTGACTGAAAACATCGTTCAGGCAGTAGCTCGTTGCATCATGACAGACGGTATGTTGCGGATACAAAAGAGGTATCCGTGCGTATTAACTGTGCATGATGAAGTGGTGGTTCTAGTTCCTGATACAGAAGTTAAGGAGGCAGAACCGTGGGTGTTGAGGCAGATGACGGTTGAACCCAAGTACATGCAGGGGATTCCGTTGAACGCCGAGACTGGTGCAGCAAGGAGATATGGAGATGCAAAATGAAAAAGAAAGTTAAGGTGTTCGATACCAAGTATCGCATCAAGCGCGTCCCATCATTTGATTCAGAAGCACAAGCAGGTGAAGTTAATTTTGATGAGAAGCTTATTACCTTGGCCGCTACGTTCAATGATGGCACCAAGCTTTCCAAAGAGCAGCGTGTTGTTGCAGTTGTTCACGAGCTTGTGCATGCCGCCCTCAAAGAAATGAAGCACCCCCAGTACAAGAATGAAAAGCTTGTAACCCCCCTAGCTATCGGCGTGGGCGAAGCATTGGTTCAGCTTGGAGTTTGTCTATGAAATGCAGTTGTAAGGGCGAGACTAGGGTAGTTGATGTACGCCCACAAGGAGATGGTCTTCGCCGCCGTAGGTTATGTATGGAGTGTGGCAATAGGTTTAATACTTTAGAGGTGATGTTAGAAGAAGGCCCCCGAGTGTCGAAACCTGTAGCTCAAAAGGCTGCATTCGTAGCCGAAGAAGTGGTACAAAAAATTAGAGATAAAAAACGAGAAGCTCGTAGAGCCGTTGAAGATATGCAGTACTTACGGGAAGAAGCGGATACCTTTGAACTTGATGAGGATATCCAATGGAAATCAAACCTGTGACATGGTCACACAGTTCTCTTAAAGATTACGAGGGGTGCGCTCGCCGGTATCACAACGTACGCATCCTAAAGAAGTACCCCTTTGAAGAGACTGAGCAAATCAGATATGGCAAGGAACTACATTCGGCGGCAGAGAACTACGTAAAAAATAACACACCTATCCCATCGCAGTTCAACTACATGAAGCCTACATTGGAAGCGTTGATGCGTAAGCCGGGGCAAAAGTTAGCGGAGCATCAGATGGCGTTGACTGTTGACTTAAAGGTGTGTGATTGGTTTGCCAAAGATGTATGGGTTCGTGGCATGGCTGACTTGTTGATTGTTGATGACGACAACCTGACGGCGTGGGTGGTAGACTACAAGACCGGCAACGATAAGTATCCAGACCGGGACCAGTTAACGCTTATGTCTTTGATGGTGTTCGCACACTTCCCGCATATCAGGCAAGTTAATTCTGCTTTGTTGTTTGTAGTTAAGAACAGCATGGTGAAAGCGAAGATGACATACGATGAGCAAGACCAAGCATGGTGGGATTACCGACAACGAGTGGGTCGAATCGAAGCATCTAGCTCAGCTAATGTATGGAATCCTTCGCAGTCCCCCCTCTGCAACTGGTGTCCGTGTACAGACTGTGAACATCATCCCCGACATTAGACTGAAGCAAATGGAAGAGGTAGATGCCATACCTTTGGATACGCTCGTCAGTTATTGGACTACAAAGTTTGGATTGGATTGGGTGAAAGATGAACAAGTACATAAAAACTTGTTTGATAGTCTTGTCTGTATGCGTTTGAAAGAAGACAAAGCGTTAGAGCTTGCCGAGATACAGACACCCATAGCAGCAGCACGGAAGAATGGTTGGCCGCAACACATAACTACATACCGTATAAGGAGAGAATATCTTGGAGATTGTTGAGGACAAGGCGCTTGTCCTTCGGACTCGTAAGCCTGAGAAGTACAGCGTCATACCGAAAAGCAAAGTTATTTCCAAGGATGCAAACGGATATGAAGTTGCCGTGTACTGGGGTCTTGATGAGGCGCGTGTACTAAAGAATCTTGGAGTTAAGAACGTACCGTCACCCATCACCCGGCACTACTCTTGGCCCGGTAGATACAAACCCTTCAGCCACCAGATAGATACGGCGTCGTTTCTTACTCTGCATCGCAGAGCGTTCTGTTTCAATGACCCCGGTACCGGCAAGACCCTCGCTGCTTTGTGGGCTGCTGACTACCTGATGAAGCGTGGCGAGATTCGCCGTTGTCTTGTGCTGTGTCCGCTGTCGATTATGCAAAGCGCATGGATGAATGACCTTCGTAGCAGCATCATCCACAGAACCGCCGTAGTCGCGCACCATACGCAGGCTACCCGCAGAATAGAAATGGTTCAACAGGACTACGAGTTTGTTATCACCAACTACGACGGACTCAATCTGATTGCTGATGAAGTTAAGGCAGACGGTAGGTTCGACCTCATCATTGTTGACGAGGCTAACGCATACAAGAACCCATCGACTAAGCGGTGGAAGTCTTTGTCCAAACTAATTACACCGAAGACTTTCCTGTGGATGATGACTGGTACCCCCGCCAGTCAGTCACCGGTTGATGCGTACGGTCTTGCTAAGTTAGTTAACCCCGGCGGTGTGCCTAAGTTCCAGACTGCATGGCGCGACCTAGTCATGCGCAAGTTAACGCAGTTCAAATGGATTCCAAAAGCAGACGCGCACGACAGAGTGTATGAAGCGCTACAACCAGCCATACGATTTACTAAACAGCAGTGTCTTGACCTGCCCCCTGTGATGACGGAGACCAGAGAGATTCCGTTGACTGCGCAGCAGACCAAGTACTACAAACTTCTTAAAGACAGGATGACAGTGCAGGCGGCAGGTGAAGTAATCACCTCAGCGAACGCGGCGGTTAACGTCAACAAGCTGCTACAGATTTCTGCGGGTGCTGCATACACCGATGATGGTGAGGTTGTCGAGTTCGATTGTGCTCCGCGCCTCAATGTTCTGATGGAAGTTCTTGAAGAGACGCAACGCAAGGTTCTAGTGTTCGCAAACTTCCGGCATAGCATAGATACTATAAGTGAGTTTCTAGGAAAGCATGGAATTGAGTGCGCCACGATTCACGGTGATGTCTCAGCATCAAAGAGAAC